AAAGCAACATGTCGCATGTCAACTGGCGCGATACCGCAACGTCTTCGGCAGCTTACGCATTGCGTGATGCTTTCGATGAGGGTGTAATCGCTGCTATGTTTTCTGGCGTATCTGCTTCGAGTCCGAATCATGTCTTGGGTTCAGACAACGCAACCGACCTTGCTGAAGGTACTTTTGATGGTACTGGTAACTTGGATATCGGTTTCGGGTCGTCCGAACATGACCCCATTGACGTTCTTTCGCACATGGCCCGTCTTCTTGATGAGCAGAATGTGCCGGAAGAAGGCCGCTGGTTTCTGGCAAACCCGGAGTTCTACGAAGTGCTTGTTCAAAGCTCCTCGAAACTTCTGTCAGTAGACTACAACGCTGGTCAGGGTTCGATTCGTAATGGTCTGGTTAGCTCTGGTAAGCTGCGCGGATTTAATATGTACAAAACCAACAACATTGCTTCCACCACGAATGCGGCTGGTAAGTGTATTGCTGGACATATTAGTTCGACGGCTACGGCTCAGACTATCACCAGCACGGAAGTTCTCCGTGACCCCGATAGCTTTGGTGACATTGTGCGTGGACTTCACGTTTATGGCGCTAAAGTATTGCGAGGCGAAGCCCTCGTGTCGGCGTTCTACGGAATCGACTAACCATAATGAGGTACGGGGGTCTTTATGGCCCCCAAGCCTTTACAGGAAATATTTAATGGCTCAAATAGGAAGTGATAATAAACCTTTTGTAGTAAAGACGGGAACTCTTGTAAGTAAAGAAAGTCGTTTTCGCCAAGGCTTTAATAAAGCTAAATACGATGAAAACTATGACCGTATTTTTAGAAAAAACGAAGAAAGCAATATACCCAAAAGGTTTATTCCGAAACTAAAAGGACACTAACAGAGGAAATTAATATGATGCAAATGCTACTACCGTTGGGTGAAATGGACATTTATCCTGACGAAAAAAAAGTACCTGACGGCAAACAGGACCATCAAAGTATTTTTGAACTTGAAGGTAAGTTTGATAACTCAGGACACAAACAAGGAATGAAATACAATTCAGAACAGCGGATGAAAACGATAGGGTACTAATTCATGGCTACCACCTACCTTCAACTTAGTAATGAACTTCTAAGAGAAATGAATGAAGTTGAACTTACTTCTTCTAATTTTAGTGATTCTAAGGGTGTGCAAACGCACATCAAAGATATTATAAATAGAGCCTATCTTGATATGGTAAACGAAGAGCCTCAGTGGCCCTTTTTGGCTGTTGGAGAATCTGGTGCAACGGACCCAATGTACGGTAATACTTATGTTGAAACAACTGCGAATACTCGTTGGTATGAACTAAAGCCTGCGGCAAGTAGTATAAAAGATGACTATGGTTATGTTGATTGGGATAATTTTTTGCTTACCACGGTTGGAGTAAGTGGTGAAAGTGCGCCTTATACGATTCGTAATTTACGCTATACAAGTATAGAAGAATGGAAAGACTACTATAGGCTTGGGCAAAACAAAGACGATGCTGACCAAGCAAACGGAGGTACGCCGTCAAGAGTTATTAAAAGCCCTGATAATCGAAAGTTTGGATTGTCGCCTATACCTGACCAAGTTTATCGCATTTGGTTTTATGCTTATAATCTTCCTACGGAGTTATCCGCTCACGGAGATGAAATCGTTTTTCCTGATTTATATGTGCCTGTGTTGATTAATCGAGCAAGGTACTATATTCATCAGTTTAAAGATAATTCACAAAATGCTGCATTTGCACTGGAGGACTACAGGCGTGGCCTGAGAACAATGAAGCTGCATTTACTAGACCCTACGCCAAATTATTTTAAAGATGACCGCATAAGGTTTTCATAATGGCTCAATCGCAACCATACGGTATATCCTGCAAGGGCGGTTTAAACACCAATATAAATCAGTTTGAAATGCTGGCGCAACCCGGAGTTGCTACTGTTCTTGAAAATTTTGAAGTAGATAATGATGGGGGCTACCGTCGTATAAACGGCTTTTCTCCTTTTGGTGGGGATGACGCAGCGAGGCCAAATGGTTCAAATGCTATTCTTGGTCTTTCTGTTTACGCAGACGGACTTGTTGCTTGCTCTGGTACAAACATTTATTTTACGTTAGACGGAGAATCGTGGCTACAAATAAATAGAGCTTCAGTAGCTTCAGGTGGCGATAATTACTCGACGTTTACGGGACGCTCTGCACTTGCTCGAACAAGTCAAGCGCAGTGTACTTTTGCAACTTACGAAGGTGATTCAATTTACGGAGAGCTTATTATTACCGATGAGTCTTCGGCTACAAAACCTTTTTATTTTAAAATGACAGGTACGGGAGCGCTTACCGACAGAACTTATTTTGCAAAAGAAATAACCGTATCGGGAACAGTCTATCCTAAAACCTGTGTTATTCATGACAGACATTTGGTTGTTGCTGGGGATAGTAATAACCCAAATACAGTTTATTATAGTGGAACAGACGACATAGATGATTTCTCAAGCACAGGTTCAGGCTCAGTTAAATTAGATGACAAAGTTATAGGTATTCGTTCATTTAGAAATGATTTAATTATTTTCTGTCGAAATAGTCTTTATAAACTAGAAAATATAAACAACAGTTCAACGATTGTTGTTACGCCTATTACGAAAAATGTAGGTTGTATCGACAATCATAGTATACAAGAAGTTGGTGGTGACCTAGTATTTTTAAGTCCTGATGGTATTAGAACGGTTGCGGGTACAGTACGTATTGATGACGTAGAACTTAGTTCCGTAAGTCGCCAAATTCAGCCTGTAATAAATAACATTACTACAGACGTTAATAACACATATATTATATCAAGTGTTGTTTTACGGCCAAAATCTCAATATAGGCTTTTTTATACTACATCAACGGAAGCATCGTCAACAGCAAAAGGAATTATAGGTTCTCTTACAAGTAATGGGTTTGAGTGGTCAGAAACAAAGGGTATTCAGTGTCGAGCAGCTACATCAGGTTTTAATTATGCAGGGCTTGAAAAAATATATCACGGCGATAGCGATGGCTATATTTATATACATGATTCAGGAAATTCTTTTTATCACTCAGGTTCCGCAGCAAATATAAAGGCCACATACACAACTCCAAATTTTGATTTTGGTGATTTCGGAACTTTAAAAACGATTAATTATGTTAAGGTTTCGATAAGTCCTGAAGGTTCAGTAACTCCTTCTTTACGAGTAAGATATGATTATGAAGATACTGAAAAGCCGCAACCGGATGAATACACTTTAAGTAATATTCCACTGCCTTCTCTTTTTGGTACTGCCGTATTTAACACGGCAACATTTGGTGGAACCAATGACCCGATGGTACGGCAAGCGGTACAAGGAAGTGGCTTTACATCAAGTTATCGAATTAGAACAAACGATACAAGTCCACCATACGCTATTAATGGTCTTTATATAGACTACACCCCTACGAACAGGAGATAATTTGAATGGCTACTAGTTATACACGACAGAGTTCATTTGCAGATGGAGATACGATAACCGCAGCGTTGTTTAATAATGAATACAATCAACTTTTGAATGCGTTTGCTTATGCTTCTTCTGGCACAACGGGACACCGCCATGATGGTTCTGCTGGAGAAGGCGGTAATATTCATACTATAGGCGACCAAGATTTTTTAAATAAGATTGTAGCGGACAGTACAAACAATCGTTGGGGAGTTTTTGTACAGGTTTCAAGCTCTGCCGTAGAACAGATTCGGTTTCAGGACGGTGCGATTGTACCTGTAACAGATAACGATATAGACCTTGGTACTAGCTCCGTAGAGTTTAAAGATGCGTACTTTGATGGTACGGTAACTACGGATGCACTGGTGGCTGACACAGCCGATATAAATGGCGGCTCGGTGGACGGCGCTACGGTTGGTGCAAACTCAGCAAGTTCAGGCGCGTTTACAACACTAACCGCAAGCGGAAATTTTACGGGTTCTGGAACGATAGAAGGAACTACAATAACCGCAACTACGGCTTTTGTACCGGACGCTTCTGACGGTGCTGCACTAGGCACAAGCTCTTTAGAGTTTAGTGACCTGTTTCTCGCAGACGGTGCTGTAATTAATTTTGGTGATGACCAAGACGTTACTTTAACGCACGTAGCAGATACCGGTTTGCTTCTTTCAAGCACCGACCAGCTACAGTTCGGTGACTCTGGAACTTATATTCATCAAAGTGCCGATGGTGTACTAGACCTTGTAAGTGATACTGAAATTGAATTAACAGCCACCACAATAGATATTAATGGTGCTGTCGCAATGGACGGCGCTATGACGGGCGGCACAAATATTACTATTTCTGGAGAGTTGGATGCGGCTACTCTGGACATTAGCGGAAACGCTGACATCGATGGAACAACCAACTTAGACGCTGTAGACATAGATGGCGCTGTGCAAATTGACGCAACGGTTACGGTAGGCGAAGACGATACTGGATATGATGTTAAATTCTTTGGTGATACAGCAAGCGCCTATATGCTTTGGGATACTTCAGAAGATGATTTAATTCTTGGCGGCGCAGCACGAGTAGTTGTACCCGCAAGTGGTCTAGTTATTGGAAGCACCGCAGTAACTTCAACAGCAGCGGAGCTTAATCTTCTTGATGGAGTTACAAGTACCACAACGGAACTTAATTACACTGATACAGGTGCTGCCGTAGGTACAGTAGTCGCAAGCAAAGCTGTAATAGCAGACGCAAATAAAGACGTAGCAAGTTTTAGAAATGTTACACTAACAGGTGAACTTGATGCCGCTACGCTAGATATTAGTGGTGATGCTGATATTGACGGAACAACGAATCTTGATGCCGTTGATATTGATGGGGCTGTGCAGATTGATGGCACAGTAACCGTTGGCGTTGATGATACCGGATATGACGTTAAATTTTTTGGAGCAACTTCAGGAAGTTATTTATTGTGGGATGAATCAGCAGACTCCGTTTTAATAACTGACTCTACGCCGATTAAAATTGGTGATAGCCAAGACATGACTTTGTATCACGACGGTAGTAATTCGTATTTAACAAACGCAACGGGTGCTTTAAAAATAGCTACCGAAACAAGCGGTATTGCTGTTACGATAGGACATACTACTTCTGAAACTACCGTAGCCGACAACTTAACTGTTACAGGTAATGCTTCGATTGGTGGTGACTTAGATGTTACCGGAAGCTTTGATATGAGTGACGCGAATATTACAAATATTGGTAGTATTGCGCTGGACACGATTACAAATGATGGTACAGATATTACTCTTGATTCAAGTGGTGATATTATACTTGATGCTGATGGCGCTGATATATTTTTTAAAGATGCTGGTACTACCTTCGGTAGCGCAACAAACTCCTCCGGCAATCTTATTCTAAAATCTGGAACTACAACGGCACTTACTTTTAGTGGCGCTAACGTAACCGCCGCAGGAACTGTTACGGCTGGCGGTATATTAAAAACAGATGATGCAACTGAAGCAACAAGTACAACTGATGGTTCATTGCAAACCGATGGAGGACTTTCTGTTGTAAAAGATGCTGTGTTTGGGGATGATGTTAAACTACTATCAGATGCAGCGGTTCTTAACTTTGGTGCAGATAGTGACGTAAATCTTACGCATGTTGCAGACACTGGTTTGCTTTTGAACAGTACGATGCAGCTTCAGTTTAATGACGCAAGCCAATATATAAATGCACCAAGCGCTACTGTGCTAGACATTAACGCTACTGACGAAGTAGAAATTAATGCAACATTGGCCGATGTAAATGCTAATCTAGATGTTTCTGGAACATACACGGGTGGCGGCCTGATGACTACTGGCGGCAATATCGTAATACCGGATGCTGGCAATATAGGGTCTGCTTCGGATACTGACGCTATTGCAATTGCTTCAAATGGTGTTGTAACTTTTAGTCAGGCCCCAGTATTTCCTGACGGTTCGATAGCTGTAGCAGATTTAGATATTGATGGCGCAACCGATGTTGGTGCGGACCTTGTAGACGCGGACCTGATTATTGTAGATGATGGTGCGGGTGGTACAAATAGAAAAGCTACGCTATCAAGATTAAAAACATATATAGGGGCTGGTAATGCTGATGATTTAGGCACAGGTGATGCAGCAGTTACGATTGCAACAAGCTCGGGTAATATAACAATAGATAACCAAGCTAGCGATGCCGATATTATTTTTAAAGGAACTGATGGTGGCGCTGATATTACGGCTTTGACGCTTGACATGAGTGCCGCAGGTGCTGCAACCTTTAATGATAAGATTGTTGCTACTGAACTTGATATATCAGGTAATATGGATATAGATGGCACAAGTAATTTAGATGCTGTAGATATTGACGGTGCTGTTCAAATAGACAACACGGTAACCGTAGGTGCGGATGATACTGGGTATGACGTTAAGTTTTTCGGAGCCACATCAGGGGCCTACATGCTTTGGGATGAATCGGCTGATGACCTTATTTTAGCAGGGGCGGCAAGAGCAGTAGTACCTGATGGACAACTTGTGCTAGGAAGTACCGCCGTTTCTTCAACAGCCGCAGAACTAAATCTTTTGGATGGCTCTTCTGCGAACTCAGTTGTTAATAGTAAAGCCGTTGTTTATGGTTCGAGTGGAGAACTTGCAGGAACACTTAGTACCGCAGCGCAAACAAATGTAACCTCTTTAGGAACACTTACTGCTCTTACAGTAGACGATGTTGCTGTGGATGGCAAGGTTATAACAATGACAGGCTCTACAAGTGACACAGCAGTTTTTACTGTTGGCACCAACGGGACGTTAAGTATTGTTACGACGGATGATGCAGCCGCAGCAGCCAACATAACTATAACGGCTGATGGCACTTTTGAAGCAGATGGTACTACAATTACTTTAGATTCCGGCGGAGATATTGTATTAGATGCTGATGGTGCCGATGTAATTTTTAAAGATGATGGAACTTCTATTGGCACATTTACAAATAGCTCAAGCGATTTTGTAATTACTTCAAATGTTCAAGATAAGGATATTATTTTTAAGGGTGATGATGGCGGTAGCGCAGTTACTGCATTAACATTGGATATGTCGGGTGCTGGTCGAGCAATTTTTAACGCTGAAATTAGAGCAGAAGACGGCACGGTCGGGTCCCCCACCTATAGTTTTACAAGCGACACTGATACAGGAATGTTTTTAAATCATGCTGCCGCTATAGGTTTTGTGACTCAAGGTTCCGAAAGAGTTTCGATAGATGGGTCAAGACTTGGTGTAGCAAACACTACTCCGTCATATAGCTTTAGTGTCGCCAGTGTTAATATTGCCGGTTCCTCCCCTACGGGTAACGAAGGCAATGCATGGTTAACGGGAGGAAATTACTATAGTTCCTCTGACAGCACCAGCCATATGATATGGAACGATTGTTCTGCTAGCGCTGGTACTCACAACTATGTGCTTTTTAGGTATCAAGGAGGCACCATCGGTGATATCGATACAGTAGATAATTCGACAATTCGATACAACACATTTACTGGCGCTCACTGGAGTCAGTTTGAAGACGGCGCACAACCAGAACTAAAACTCGGAACTGTCTTATCTACTGTTGATGAACTTATGGAGTGGACGCATTACAGATATACAGAATCACTAGAGGATGCAGGCACCGTACAAGAAGTTGAAAACAAAGTAAAAATTGCAGGCACTCACTCCCTGTTAGTAAATAAAGAAATTTCAATTGATGAGGACGGCACTACAGCCGTTGGTACGCCACTAAAACACGAAACAGCCAAGCGTTTGCCGAAGTGTAAAGTATCTAGTACAGCCGCCGATACCTGTGTTTACGGAATTTTTGCTGGGCATTACGACGATGGTGACAGTTCGATAGAAGCGCTAGGTGCCGGAATTATTTTAATTGCTCAAGGAACTACCGTAAGTCGAGGAGACTTGTTGGAGAGTGCAGGCGATGGCACAGCTAGGCCGCAATCGGATACGACAATAAAAAGTTCTACCATTGCTAAGGTAACAAGCACCATTAAAGTTAAAGAGTATGATGATGGTAGTTACTGTGTTCCCTGTACGTTAATGTGCGGATAAAAATTAAAGCGTTATTATAAATAATAGGAGATATTACAATGCCTAAAATGAACGGAGAAAAATTTCCATACCCTAAAAGTGGAATGCAACCAGCAGCTACGGATAGGCCTCATGCGCCTGCTTCGGTAATTTCTGGAGGAGCAAATGATATTTACTCACCTGAAGTACCCAACGTAGCAGATACTTCAATTTATCTTACAAATCCTACACCCGTGGGTGGCGGTGCAAATGATATCGCACATCCGGCTGTTCCAAAAGTAGCCGGCGGAGCTAACGATATTTACTTGAAAGATAACGAACCAGTATAATGAACGTAGAAGACATAGCATTAGAGGCCCTAGAAAGAATTGCAAGACATGAAAAAGAATGTGGCGAACGATGGGCTGAATCTGCTATTGAGCTACGTGACTTAAAAAATGTTACAGAAAGCCATGCCGCACGGTGGGAAAAATTGGCTTGGTTTGTTATCGCAACGATTATAGGCTGCTCAACTACAATAGTTTCTATTCTTATATAACAAAAGGAATACTCTAAAATGGCAAGACAAAGAGCTTTGAAGAAACGAAAAGACTATCGTGGCGGTGGCTATGTGGCGCGTGATGGTAAAATGCTGGGCGGATTTCTGTCTGGTGCGACCGAAGAACAAAGACAAAAGGCAAAAGAGTTAGGAATTGGTGTACCTCCGGCGGTTTCTAATTCAGGTTCTAATTCTACAGAACCTACTCCGGCTCCAGTAAAAGCAGGCGATACTACCACAACTACTGGCTCAACATCGAATAATAGTAGCCCAGCACGGAGTAATACTAACAACCCCCTTACTCGGGGTGAGGGGCGGCCTGCACCGGGTCAGCCTCGGCCTAAGCGTTTACAGGGACAGATTTCAGATACACCGGGAACCTCGCCATCAAAGGACCCAAATAAAGCTCCTATAAAAAGTGGTTCGGGACAAAAAACTACTAGGGTTACAATGCCCGGAGGAGCCAAAGAAGTTGTTACAATAGCAGGGGGTTCAAATGTTCCCGGCGTTGACGTTGCCGTTATAGAGGACGCAGGCACTTTTAGTGGGGTCGAAGATGTTCAACAAATAAGGGAACAAGAAAGAGTAAGGCTTCCTGAAGGAGTACAAGCAGGAGATATTACAGCAGCCCAAGGAGATGTTGTTGCGGCTGAACGCCAAGATGATATAACTACCGCAACTTTTGATGCCGCACAAGCCGAAGACTTGGCTGCTACTCAGGCCGCACAGGGGCAAGTAACAAGAGAAGCAGAAGCTGCACAAGCCGAACTAACGGCTACTCAGGCGGCTGCAAGAGATGCACAACAGGAAGCTGCGGCTCAAGCACAGGTTACAGATTTTTCAGAAAACATACGTTCTCAGATAAATCCTGTTACGGGTCAGCAAGAACAGGTAGCAACAACGCCGGATGCTGAAGCTCAACAACGAGAGGCTATTACGGGTACTCCTGCTAATGAAGGGCAAGCTGCTCAAATTATAGGAACTATTGGTTATGAAGCGGCGCAGCAGCGTCAAGTTACTGGACAGGCTGCTACAGCCGCCGCAGAAACTATGATTGCAGAAGTTGGGGAACTTCCTTCCGATATTGCAGCAGCAATTGTAGAAAATCCTGCTGTTGTTACAGCGCAAGTAGATGACCAGCCTGTAGAAGTACAAGCAGCCGTCGCATCACTACCTACAGAAGCCTTAGTATCTTCTCAGATGGAATCGTTGCTTGCTGGAATGGATGAGGGCGTAACTCCAGCGTGGGCTAGGTCAGCAGTTGCTACAGTAAATCAACAAATGGCAGAAAGAGGTTTATCTGTTTCTTCGGTGGGCCGGGATGCGCTTTTTAATGCAATCGTTACGACAGCTTTACCAATGGCTCAGAGTAACGCACAGGCTTTACAGCAGCGAGCGGCTCAGAATCTATCGAATGAGCAGCAAGCTAATATGGCGCAAGCTACTCAAGATATGCAGCGCCGAATGGCAAACCTTGCAAATCGACAAACTGCTGAGTCTCAGTCAGCCGCAAATGCTCAACAGATGGCAACACTTCAAAGTCAGTTTAGGCAAGACACTACAATGCTTTCTGCGACTCAACAGCAGCAAACAAGTCTTCAAAATTTGCAAAATCTTCAGCAATCGGCTGTGCTTAATCTTCAAAGCCGACAAGCAATGGCTTCTCAAAATTTAGGCAATGAGCAGCAAGTAGCACTAGCAAATCTTCAAATAGAAGCCCAGCGTGCGG